GGGGGGGGGCAAGAACCAGAAAGTAAAGGGCTTGTAAATACAAAAAGCTTTGAAAATATGGTTGCAACACTGATGACGGCAATGAACGAATTGTGGAGACTGATGGAAAGTAAAAAGAGTTTTCGTGTTGAGTTAAACTATAATGCGAAAACTCTTAATTCTGAATACCGGCTTTACTTACTTAAGGATGACGCTCCATTGGGGCGTGCAAATCAGGAAGTTCAATCAGACTTGTATCAAAATCTTCATCTATGAAGTATTGACCAATGTCTGAATTAAAAGAAATGCTTGTAACAGCTATAGCATTTAGCAGCTTTTTAAGTGCAGCCTTTTCATACGGTGTCATTTGTGAAAAATTTATAGTGTATTTTTGTAATGACATATTAGTTCCCCCTCATAGCTTTTCTAATTTAAAGAATAGGAAAAAGAGTAAGTAAAGTCAATATATGGAGAAGAGATGGAAACAAATTATACAGCAAGAGAAATGCTTGAAGAAGTTAATAATGCAATATATACAGTTCTTGTAGGAGGACAGTCATATAAGCTTGGTACAAGGCAGATGACACGTGCAGATTTGAATCTACTCTACAAGATGAAAAATGATCTGACCGCACAAATACAGTCAGAGAATGGTAATCACCTTTTAGATGATACCTACGTTGCTATATTTAGCGGAAGGTAGGTAATATGAGTTGGTTAGATAATTTAATCTCTTTTATATCCCCTGAATGGGGTGCAAAGAGAGAAGCATGGCGACAAAATCTTGAGGAGATGAGGAGCTATGATGCAGGTGATTACTCAAGAGGGAATGCAAATTGGAGAGTGATAAATCAATCAGCGGAGTATACCGATAAATATAGTCGTGATAATGTCAGAGCCAGAGCAAGGGACTTGGAACGGAATTCGGATATGATGAACTCCGTTATAGGTGCCTATAAGAGAAATGTAATAGGTGGCGGATACACCTTGCAGGTAAAGACAGGTGATGATGAATTAAACGATACTATAGAGGCGGCATGGAAAAAGTGGTGCAAAAAGCAAAACTGTGATGTGACAGGGACTCAATCATTTACTCAGATGATGCGAATGTGCATGAAGAGAAAGAAAATAGACGGAGGAATTCTGATAGTAAAGAGGTATACAAGTGACGGGTTCCTGCCATTTAAACTTCAGACATTTGAGGTGGATGAACTTGATAACGCTCAGATGACACCAAAGGTTCAAGGTAACAAGGTGGTTGGCGGTATTGAGATGAATGAGTACAACAAACCTGTCGGATATTGGATTAGGCAATATCCTGTTGACAGTTTGGCACTGACAACACCTGTATACATTGAGGCAAAGGATGTTATATTCCTTTACACAAAGCATAGGCCTTCACAGATTAGGGAAATTAGCGATATGAGTCCTACGATCACAAGAATTCGTGATACAAACGAATTCATGGTAGCTGTATCGGTGAAAGAGAGGATAGCGGCCTGCCTTTCGGTGTTTATAAAGAAAACTATACCTACTACAGGCATAGGAAGAGGAATTGGTGTAGGGCAGGGAGCACTGCATGATTACCAAGGAAAGTCTATAACACCCGGAATGATTAAGGAACTTAATGCAGGGGATGAAATACAGGTGGTAAACCCTGCAGGACAGGCTACAGATGCAGCAAGTTATATAAAGCTTCAACAAAGACTTGTTGGTGCAGGACAGGGCATCAGTTATGAAGCAACAAGCCGAGATATGAGTGAAAGTAATTATTCTTCTACAAGGCAGGGAATCATTGAAGATGAAATGACCTATGCAGAGGAAAAAGAGATGCTCATGGAAGTGATGGATGAGATATATGAGACATTTGTTATATCCTTATGGCTTTCAGGAAACATCTCGCTAAAAGATTTCTGGGGAAATAAAGATAAATATTTGGAGCATACATGGATTATTGCACCTAAAAAATGGATTGATCCACAAAAGGAGGCAAATGCAAACAGGATTGCATTAAATACAGGTCAAAAGACCTTTAAACAGATTGCTGCAGAACAGGGCAGGGATTGGAAAGAACAGATTGAAGAAATTGCAGAAGTTCTTGAATATGCCAAAAGTTTTGGTATTGATATGGGCAGTGTAATTTTTGGTAAAACAAAGGAGGAGCTATATGAAGATGAAGAGGAGAATTCTTCAGAGGGACAAGCCGGTACAAAAAAGGAGTAAGGATACAGCAACCAGAGAGTTGATAAAAAACAGTATAAGAGCTTTAGACGGAGAGGGGAATGAGCGAAAGTTTATCCTCTCTTTTTCATCTGAAGAACCATATCAAAGATATTGGGGTGCAGAAGTTTTAGATCATTCGGAAGGTGCTGTAGATTTAACGAGAATTAACGAGATTGGATGTCTACTTTTTAATCATAATCGTGATGCAGTAATCGGAAAGATTACTAAAGCATGGATTGATGGCGGAAGAGGAATGGCAGAAGTCGAGTTTGATTCTGATGAGGAGTCTGAGCGCATATTCCAAAAGGTCGCAAACGGCACACTTAAGGGAGTATCAGTCGGATATCAAATCGAATCTTGGGAAGAAGTGGCACAAGGCAAACAGTCGGCTGATGGCAAGGCCATAGGGCCTGCTGCAATTGCAAGAAAGTGGACACCTTATGAAATTTCAATAGTGAGTGTCCCGGCAGATCCGACAGTTGGAGTTGGAAGGGAGCTGTCCGATCAACCGGTATTCAAGGAAAAACGCTCTATGGACTGGTTTGAAAGACAGATTCAGATAAATAAAACAAATGTTCAAGGAGGTAACTAATTATGAACAAGAAAGCACAAAGACAAGCAAAGCTATCAAGGCAGCAGGAAATAGTTAATGCTGCAAAGAATGCAGGAAGAGACTTGACTACAGAAGAGCAGGTTGAGTTTGATTCTCTTCAAAGGGAGATTGAAACTTTAAATGCAGAGATTTCAGCAGAGGAGCAGAATGAAGAGACTGGAAGTGCGGATTCAAATACTGATGTTCAGAGAGCACTTCAGGATGAGAGAAACAGAATAAGAACTATCACAGATATTTGTGGCGAGTTTGGAATGGATGCGAAGCCATACATTGATGGCGAGGCAACTGTTGATGCTGTGAGAGCGGCTGCTCTTGATCATGTAAGAAAGAACGGTGCTCCAGTTGCGGCAAGAGGTGTTGATGTAATCAAAACAGCAGAAGATAAATTCAGAGAGGCGGCAGCTGATGCATTGCTTCTTAGAAGTGGAATGAGCCTCAACAATCCTGCCGATGGATCAAGGCAGATGATGGGAATGTCTCTTCGTGACTTAGCTATTGAGTGTCTTTCAGGAGATGGAGATGGTAATTTAAATCGAAGAACATCTGATGAGCTCTTTGGGATGCTTCAGAGGCAGTATTATAATCCGACTGCTGCATTCCCGGCAATTTTAGACAATGCTATTAATAAGGCATATGTAGAGGGACATAAGACTGTTGCTGTAACTTTTGACAGATGGACAAAAAAGGGAAGCTTAAAGGATTTTAAGACAAATGATAATAACTACTTGGCAGGACCTGCAGGAGAGTTCCTTGAGGTTCCTGAGGGAGGTGAGCTTAAGCATGACACATTTAATGATGTAAAACGTCCTACAAGAAAGCTCAAGACATATGGTCGACAGTTTACCCTTACAAGGCAGGCATTTATCAATGATGATATCGATCTTGTAACTAAAATTCCTGCTAAGTATGCGGCAAGTGCAAGAAAAACAATAAATAAGCAGGTTTATAATATATTGCTTAAAAACCCGGCAATATATGATGGAACTCCGCTCTTCTCAAACAGCCACAAGAATGTTCTGGCAACAGGGACAGGAATAACAAGAGAGTCAATGCAAAAGATGATCTTGGCTCTTCAGGGTCAGTTGGATGAGTTTGGAGATGCAATAATTGTGAGACCGGCAACACTCGTTGTTCCGTCAGGAATGGGATTTGATGTGTTTACAATCTTTAACAGTCCGACAATCAACACATCAGGTAACACTCAGGCAGTCAATCCACTCTTTAGATATGCAAGTTCAATCGAAATTGTGGAAGAGCCTACAATTAATGCACTTTGTGGTGGATATGGAAAGACAATGCCTTGGTTCTTAATCGGACATCAGGATGATACCGACTTTATTGAAGTTGATTACCTCAACGGGCAGGAAATCCCAACTATACGAAGAATGGAAACGCCAGGGCAACTTGGATTCGTTTGGGATATATATATTGACTGGGGCGTTGCAGTTATGGACTGGAGAGGTGCGGTTAAGAACAACGGAATAGTGGTTGGCGATCCACTGGCATAAAAAGGAGGTAAATAATAATGGCAAGTGCTACATATTTTCAGAGAGGGGAAGCTCTCGACTATACAAATACCGGCAGTGATAAGATTACTGTCGGCACTGTAATAAAGATTGGAACAAGAATTGGTATAGCAGGGGACGACATCCTGCCAAAGGCAGCGGGAACGATTCATGTTTCAGGAGTGTTTGAGTTTAAGAAAACCGGAACAAATGAAATAAAAATGGGAACCAATGTATACTTTGACGGTACGGGAATAACTGAGACCGCAGGAAGCAACACACCTGCAGGATATGCTGCTGAAGATGCAGTGGCGAGTGCTACTTCCATCAAGGTAAAAATTGGATAGGAGGCAAGTATGCGAAAACTTATAGCTAAATATCCAATTCTTTATTTGTCAAAGCAATATGATATTGGAGAAGAACTGGTTGCAAATAACCCTGAAATGGTAAAAGCTTGGCTTGATGCAGGAACTGCCGAGTGGGTAGAAGATGAGGAATCTGTATCGGATGGTGCTAAAGATGAAAAATCAGAAGAGGAATTACCACCTGCTACAGCAACTCCTGTGGTGGCAGAGGCAGGACTTGCAGGTGATGCAGTAGGTGCGGAGACAGATGAAAATCTTGTTGGGAAAATACCGAAGACACCTGCAAGGAGCAGAAAGTAGACATTGATGCAAAGGAAGTCATTCAAGGAAATTTTAAATCAGGATATTGAGAATGTATTCCTTAACACCTTGGAGTTTGCAGATATTCATAATGTAGATGGCAAGAATATGCCTATTCAGATTGATGACAATGAGGTCATAGAGAGAGAAAAAAAGGCAAAGTCTAATATGGACGGAGTATATGTTAAGCAAAAGTTGATTTATGTGAAAGCGAAGGACTTTGGACCATTGCCTGCGATCGGAAGGCAAATCATGCTAGATGGTAAGCGATATTTAATTACTGACTCTACAGATGAGTATGGTATTTATACGATAACGCTGGAAGGGAATAGGAGCAAATGATTGAGTTTGGTATTGATGAGGTTAGTCTTTCAAGGGTTAGAGCTAAACTTTTGTTGTTCGAAAATCAAGTGCCTAATGTTATAAAAAAAGCCTTAAACGCTACTGCCAGAGATGCAAAGACAGCTCTGGCAGATAAAGCGAGGGAGACGTATGCTGTAAAATCTCCAAGGTTTAAAAAAGCAATTAGGCAGAAAAATGCAACCGCTTCAAATCTTGTTGCGACTTTAAAGATAACAGGAAAGGCTACTGCACTATCGGATTTTAAATATAGAAGGCATAGCGGTGGAGCAAGTGCAAGGGGTAAGTTGTACAAAGATGGAGCTTTAAAGGACTTGTCACTGAACGATAAGTTAAAAGCATTTGTTGTGAAGTATCATTCAGGACATGTAGCTGTAGTGAGGAGAGACCCACCTAATAAATATACAGATGGTATATCTAAGAGAAAAGAAACCGGTGGAGATACTACTAAATTAAAAGAATTTTACAGCCCATCAATCCCTAGAATGATTGGAAATGAGTTAAAAGTATATGGTATCGTCAAGCCTAAGATACAAGAAAGCTTGAAGAAGCATATAAATAGGGAAACAAGTAGAATTTTCAGAGGTAGATAATGACAGCAGGAAATCTTCAAAAAGAGTTGATGAAAGATATTGGTGGTATTTTTGAAAAAGATTTATTTAAAGATTCTCTTGGTAAGTATGGCTCACTAAATATATATGCCCAGAATCTTCCAATACGAGAAGACGAGGATGCACCGGATCCTGTTCCATATATTATCGTGAGGATTTTAGATGGCAAAATAAAAGGATGGGTGGAAGCACAGGAAGTTCAGGTAATGCTAATTCTTGGATGTTTTGATGATAATTTGAATAATGATGGTCATGAGACATTACTTGAATTAATTCAGAAAATTAGTGAGAGATTTTTGAAAAATCCTATTTTAGCAAATCAGTTTGTATTTTTAAATGATGAACAGCATCCATTTGAGTGGGCTCTTCAGGAAGAGGAGTCATTCCCCTATTTTTTCGGAGCTATCAGCATGACTTTTAAGACAGCAGCTATAAGAACGGAGGATAAATACGCATGAGTGAACTAAAGAAAACAATAACAGAACCGGTGGAAGAAGTAAGGGCACTTATACCTACAGCCCAACCAAAGGAAGTGGAAACACTTGTTTATGTTGGTCCTACAATAGTAGGTGTAGCAAGTCACAGTACTATATTCAATAATGGTCTACCGGATAATTTAAAGGCGGCAATTGATAAAGAGCCTGCATTTAAGGGATTAGTTATTCCTGTAAACAGGCTTGCAGATGCACTAAAAGAAATTGAGACGAAGTCAGGAGCAACATTCTCATTATATGAAAAGGTTGCAGATTATAAATTACAGGAGGATAGTTAATGGCTTATAATCACGGAATAAGAATTGAGGAACAGGCAACAAGTATTGTTGCTCCAATTACGGGAAGTGCAGGACTACAGGTTGTAATTGGAACTGCACCGATAAATCTTGCAAAAGACCCATATAGTGTTACTAATGTGCCACTGATTGCATATAGCTTCTCAGAGGCAGCGAGTCAGCTTGGATACAGTGATGATTTTAAAAAATTCACTCTCTGTCAAAGTATGGATGCAAGTTTTAGGATTTTTAATGTGGCTCCGATTATTTTTATTAATGTATTGGATCCTAAAAAGCATAAAAAAGATAATACAGAGGCTTCAGTAAATGTGGTTGCAAAGCAGGCAAAGCTTGAAGAAGATGGAATTCTTCTTGATACTTTAGTGGTTAAAGACGGAGCTACCACACTTGCAAAAAATGAAGATTATATTACAAGTTTTACTGATGATGGAAAAGTACTGGTATCTCTGATTGAGGGAAGTTCACATGCAGGAGCAAGTACACTAACAGTAAAGTCCACAAGTATAGATCCTTCGGCTGTAAAGGCTAAGGACATAATTGGTGGATATGATGCAGCTACAGACAAAGAAAGTGGGCTTGAACTTATCAGACAGGTATATCCGAGGTTCAACATGACACCCGGACTTTTACTTGCACCGGGATGGTCGCAAATACCTGAAGTAGGAATTGTTTTGGGAAGCAAGTGTTCGGAAATCAATGGAGTATTCAGTTGTGAATGTGTCCTTGATTTAGACAGCAGTAGCACCGGAGCAAAGAAGTACAGTGCAGTTGGAGAGTGGAAAAATAAAAACGGATATACAAATAAACACAGTGTTGTGCTATGGCCACAAGTAAAGGTTGGTAAGAAACAGTACGCATTTTCGGCAATATTTGCAGCACTTACTGCTTATGCAGATGCAAGTAATGATGATGTTCCAAATCTTTCACCTTCAAATAAGATGGCAAAAATCACAGGTCTGGTACTTGATGACGGAACAGAGGTAACACTTGATCAGAATCAGGCAAATTTACTTAACAGTCAGGGTGTTATCACAGCAATTAATGTTAATGGTTGGAGAACCTGGGGAAATAATACAGCAGCATATCCCGGAGTGACAGACCCTAAAGACAGATGGTTCTGCTGTAGAAGGTTTTTTTCATGGTGGGGTAACAGCTTTATTATGACATATTTCCAGAAAGTGGATGACCCTGCAAATTATCGTTTAATTGAATCAATTGTAGATAGTGAGAATATCAGAGGAAATTCGTATACATCACAGGGCAAGTGTGCAGGTGCAAAGATTGTATTTGAGGAAAAGGATAATCAAATAACGGACATATTGAATGGTAAGATTAAATTCCGTCAATATCTGGCACCTTATACACCGGCAGAGGATATCCTTAATGTTTTGGAGTTTGATCCAAGCATGCTTGCAGCAGCAATAAGTGGAGGAGGTAATTAATTATGGCAGGAGTTCTTGGGATACCGGGAGTGATTAACAATTTCAATCTTTATTATAAAGGAACTGCTCTTGTGGGATTGACAGGAGAGATAACTCTCCCTGATTTTGAAGGAACAACGGAGACGCTTAGCGGACCGGGCATACTTGGAGAAATAGAAGAGGTTGTAATCGGAGCTTTCGGAAGTATGGAACTTGAAATCCCTTTCCGTATACTTGATGAGGATGCTTTTAGCCTTATGTCTCCAACAGAAACTCTTGACTTAACTCTTAGAGCAAGTGAACAATATACGGTAAAGAGTACCGGTGGAATAGATACTAAGGGAATGAGAGTTGTAGTCAGAGGAAGGCAAAAGAAGCTTACAGGAGGAACCATTAAGCAGGGCGGAGCAATGGATGCCTCTGTTACTGTTGAGGTGGCATATATCATGATAGAGCTTGACGGTAAAAAGAGAGTTGAACTTGATAAGCTTAATAATGTTTATAAAGTCAATGATAGAGATTTGTTGGCGAAGATTAGAAGTCAGTGCTAAAGGAGACAGATATGGCAGATAAAGATAAAGTAATTAATGTTGCAAACACTAAGGATGGTTCTACAGGGAGTTCAGTCTCTGAGTCTTCTATGGTAGTTCATTTCTCAAAGAAGTATTTTTTTGAGGATAAGGAATATGAAGAGATAGACTTGAGTACATTGGAAGATATGACGGCGACCGATATGATAGCGGCAAACAAAGTGCTGGAAAAGAGTGGAAGCTTCTCATTCTTACCTGAGATGTCACTTGAATATGCTTGTATCATATCAGCGAGAGCAACAAAGATTCCGGTTGAATTCTTTAAGTCTCTGCATCCTAAAGATGCAATTAAGGTGAAGAACAGGGTAACCTCTTTTTTTTACGGAGAGGGATAAGACCTGACGATGGTAAAAAATTAAGAAAACTTGCCATACAACTTGCTATGGCTTTACAGACAGGGATGGATTTCTTTCTATCCCTGTCTGTTTTTGAATTGATAGAAGTTGCAGAGGAGGTGGAAGAGATTGGCAGGAAACAACGAGCAGGAGTTGGCAATTCGAATCGCAGGTAAAGTTGAAAACTCTTTGAAACAGAGTTTTGGAATGACAGAAGATGGAATTAGCCACCTTGCAGGAATGGCTAAAAAAGCGGCTGTTATGATTACAGGAGCTTTTGCTGCAATAAAGGTTGGACAATTTATCGGAGATGCGGTCAGTGAATATTCTGAATTTGAACAGTCAATGGCGAATACAGCAGGTATAGCCGGTGCTACTGAAAGTGAATATGAAAAGCTGTCAAAAGCTGCAAGAGAAGCAGGAAAAGCTACCACCTTCACCGCCTCTGAGGCGGCTGATGCACTTGGTTATATGGCACTTGCAGGCTGGGATGTTGAGACCAGTACGAAAGCACTCACGCCTGTTCTAAAACTGGCAGAAGCTACGCAGGCAGACTTGGCAACTACAAGTGATCAGGTTACAGACTCAATGAGTGCAATGGGAGTCGGCATAGATGAACTGCAGGAATACCTTGATGTAGTAGTTATGACAAATAATAAAGCAAATACTACATCTGCAGACTTGATGGATGCGATGATCGGGTGTGGTGGAGCTGCAAGGGCATCAGGTATGGATTTTAAGGAGACGGCAACCGCACTTGGCATACTTGCGAACAACGGTGTAAAGGGTGCAGAGGCAGGTACTGCCTTAAATTCTATGTTGGTTCGTATTTCAACTAAAGATGCAGCAAAGGCTGCGTTCAATGACCTTGGCGTTGCTGTTTATGATAGCGCAGGCAATATGAGAGATATGCGTCAAATCCTTATCGAGTTAAATACGGCTATGGCTGGATTAACTGAAGAGGAAAAAAACAGCTACATGGCTGCAATCGCAGGAACAAACTATTATTCAAAGTTCGGATATCTACTGGATGGTGTAAAAGAAGGAGCTGATGGTGCGGCTTCGGCATGGGATGCATTGGCAGATAATCTTAATAATTCTTCGGGTGCACTTGATACGATGGATGCTAGAGTTACTAACACATTAAAAGGTGCAGTTGCAAGATTTGGAAGTGCAATAAGTGATCTTAAAATTTCTATGGTCGAGGCTTTTGGACCCCATGCTATTAAAATAATGGATGGGCTATCTAATACTATTCCTAAAATCACAGAAAACTTTGTTGGAATGATAAACAAGCTTCCAATAGATGATTTTATGACCGGGGTTGGAGATATGTCCTCAGGCGTTATGGACTTCTTAGTTACGCTCACCGGTGGGGAGGGAAGTATAGATTCATTTAGTAATATGATGAGCGATACTTTCGGAATTGAACTGCCTGAGTCGGTAAAAAGCGCCATAGAGGTTGCACAGGATTTTATAAGTAAAGGGCAAGAAGTTGCAGGATTTCTCATAGGAACTTTGAAAAATGCGATTGGTAATGTGATGGATAAAATAGCAGAAAATGAACATACATTTGATGTTATTCTGGATCTTTTGAGTGATTTGAAATGGAAGTTTCTTGAAGCTTTTGATAATGCAAAGCCTACGATAACATATATAGCAGAAACGGCTATTCCTAACATTACTGACGCTCTGCTTAAAGTAGTTGGAGGTGTGACAGATGTAGCTGATGCATTCGTGCAATGGGATGGATTCCTCCCTACAATCACAGCAATTGGAACTGCAGTAGCAGCGATAAAGTTTTATAAGTTTGTTACCGGAGTTTATTCTGCAGCAAAAGCTCTTACAATATTAAATATTGCAAAGGCCAAGGATATGGCACTGACTCTTGCTATAAAAGCTATGTATGTTCAGGATGCAATAGTTAAGGCGGCAAGTACAGCTCAAACATGGGCACAAGTCGCAGCTACAAAGGCAGCGGCCGCTGGCCAGTGGTTGTTAAATGCAGCTATGAATGCAAATCCAATTATGATAGTAGTTCTTGCGATTGCCGCATTAGTGGCAGGGCTGATAATTGCATATAACAAAAGTGAAACCTTTAGAAATATTGTAAATAAAGCATTTGCAAGTATAAAGGTTGTAGCAGAAAATGTCCTAAATGCAGTTATTGGGTTCTTTAAATTAGCATGGGAAGAAATAAAAGAAACTTGGAACACTTTTAAACCCTATTTTGTGAGTATATGGAACTCAATAAAAATCATATTCTCTGTAGTTGGAGGTGTACTCGGTGGATTCTTTAGGGCTGCATGGGATCTAATTAAAAATATTTGGCAAGCAGTAAAACCATTTTTCCAAAATATGTGGCTTACAATTAAGAACATATTCTCTGTAGTTGGAAGTGTACTCGGTGGATTCTTTAGAGTAGCATGGTCAATAATAAAAGGAGTATGGTCTGTTGCAGTTTTATACTTCCAGATGATTTGGAATAATATCAAGGTAGTATTTTCGGCAGTGGGAAATGTAATCGGAGCATTTTTTAGAACAGCCTGGGAAATAGTTAAGTCTGTTTGGAATGTGGTAGGTGCCTACTTCCAAATGATATTTAATACTATTGCAGGGATTTTTTCAGTTATAGCAAGTGTTTTGACAGGTGACTTTGCCGGAGCGTGGGAAGCAATAAAAAGTATATTCGCTGGATTTGGTGCTTTCTTTCAGACACTTTGGAATTCAGTAGTATCGATATTTAGTACAGTTGGCTCATTCTTTGGAACGGTATTCCAGGAAGCATGGAATCTGATTACAGGTGTATTCGGTAATGTAGTGACCTTCTTTAGTGGTATATGGGAGAGCATAGTTGGAATATTTACTGAAATCGGAGTTGCAATATCTGATGCAATAAGTGGAGCTGTAAAGGGTGCAATCAATGCTGTAATAAGTGGTGCAGCTGGAATTATTAATGGATTTATAGCAGCCATTAACATTGCTATTAGTGCAATAAATGCAATTCCAGGAGTAAGCATAAGTAAACTATCACCGTTATCAGTACCACAACTTGCAACAGGTGGTATCGTTTCAGATCCTACATTGGCAATGATTGGAGAGGGAAATCAAAGTGAGGCTGTAGTCCCATTGGACACATTGTGGGATAATTTGTCCTCGTTTGTGGATAGTGCTCTAAACCGTCAGGGGAGTGGTATAGGTGCTGCTCTTAAACTATTATCAGAGCGAATGGATGATATACTTGTAGGATCTAATCATACACCGGTTCCAGAATTAATTGACGGCATAGCAGAAGTTGGAAGTTCAAGGGATTATAATGCTGGACAAATGGAAGGAATAACTGTCACATATGCACCTGTATATAACTTTGAAGGAACAGCACCAACAAAGGATGATATTGTTCAAGCAGAGAAAGAATCACAGTCAGAGTTTGATAAAAAGATGGAACAGTGGCTTAAGAGAAAAAGAAGAGTTAACTTTTAGGAAGGTGAAAATATATGAAGGTGTACACAACTATTCAAGGTCAAACATGGGACCAAATTGCATATGAGGTATATGGAAATGAATATATGTGCGATAAAATCATGGATTTAAATAGGGAAAAGCTGGATATTTTCATATTTCCTGCAGGAGTAAAACTTATACTACCTGATGAAGAAAGCATAGTCATACAATCTGTACCAAGTGACTATCCCACATGGAGGGCTATGCTTAATGCAAAAGGCTAGAAGAGTTACCTATCAAATACTTTATGATGGAGTAGAGGTAGGTCTGTCAAATAGGTGTGAAAGTATATCGTATACCGACAATGATTCAGGAAGTGCTGATGAAATTACTATAGATTTGGTTGATAGAGATGTTGCTTGGGCGATGGGAAAAGGCTTTGTCCCGGAAAAAGAACATGATTTGGATGTGACAATATTCTTTCATAACATGACAAATAACAGTATCTATCAATTGTATCATTGCGGAAACTTTACAATAGATGATATTACATATTCAGGTGGAAGTAGTGGACATAAATGCAGCATAAAAGGAGTATCGTTGCCTGCAGGACTTGGATTCCAAACTGGAAAGGTTAGTAAGACTTGGGAAAAGGTAACTGTTAAACAGATTGCTGAAGAGATAAAAAACAAGTATGGAATGGAGAATCTTTACTTCTGGGCAGGTGAACCGATAATTGAGAAGGTGGATCAGGAAGAACAATCTGATAGTGAATTTATAGCAAAGCTATGTAGTGATCAAGGTCTATTTATAAAGATATATAAAAAGGGACTTGTTATTTTTGATAAGAGTATGTATGAGGCAAGAGGTATAACGGCTACATTTTCAGAGACAGACTTTGAGGACTGGAGTTGGAATTCAACATTAATCGGCACATATACCGGTGCAAAAATATCATACACTCAGGTCGATAAAAAGGCTAAGAACAAAAAAGAAAAAACAAAGATAATATCTGTTACTGTGGGCGAAGAACCAAGAATCCTTGTTCTGAACGAAAAAGCAGATAGCAAGGAAGAAGCTGAGAGAACTGCAAAGGCAAAAGTAAATGCTGAAAACGAAAAGGCAGTGACATTGGAGTTCACGGCCTTGGGCAATGCAAACATAGTTGCTTCATGCAATATAGAGATTAAAGGAATGGGACGTATTGATGGGAAATACTATGTGACAAAAGTAAGTCATGACCTTTCAGGAGGCTCCGGGCATAAAATGAAAGTCAGTGCCTACAGAATATTTACAAG